TTTGAAAGCGCTCCCGGCCAGCGGCAAAGCGAACAACATGTTCTCATGCTCACTGCGGTAATCAGGCATACCTTCGGTAAGCTGATAGTTCATTTCCGTCTTGACCCGGATAGCCTGGGCTTCCTTTTCTTCCGTCAGATCGCCAACGATCTGCGTCCTGACCGGCCCCTTGGCAGGAAAGGTTTCCATTATCGCTTCGGCCTGGAAGCGGATCACCGCCTCCGACAGCACCGGATGAAAAACTCCACACGCTCCGGGCCACGGCGTTGTCCGGTCTTCGATCTTGAGACCCAGCAAATCGAGTCCCTTGATGTAAGTTTCTTCCCACTCACTACGCGAAGAGCGGTCAGCTTCAAACGCCCCAACCAGTTCCGACTTAATCTCACCCAACTCACTATCATCAAGGTGCTCAGCCAGATTGGCCCCGTGGTCCACAAGGTCCTCAGCTTCAGGATCAAAATCTATAACGACGCCGCCGTCCGGCGTTTCAATGGACACGGCTTCAGGGTTGACGATTTCAATCTCGACGGCAGACTCTTCGCCTTCGATCATCTCCCCTGTACCTGCCAGTGCCTTGTCAATCGCCATCAATAGAACTCCACGTGCCGGGGCGGCATCCATTCATCCTCCTCATCAGAGGGGTTACGGATAAAGCCACCCTGCCTAAAACGCATCAATGCCTGTGTCGAACTGTCCACCAGATCATCATGGTCCCCTGCCGGAAACGCAGCAAACTCTTCGATGACCTCTTCTGCCCAACGGGTATTGGGTGCCCACACCATTCCCGATGCGAACATATCAGCCACCGAGTTAACCCGCGCTATCTTGTCATTACCCTTTGATGGGACGTACTCCGAGACAGGTATGCCCATCTGCCGAAGCTCAAACACCAGCGGCATACCAGAAGCCTTACCCTCCACGATAAACGCATCAGGCTCGACATCGCGCCACATCTCAAATGCCCGCTTCTTCAGTTCGGGAAACTCCATCCTTTCCTTGAATGCGTCCAGCAGAATAATGTGCATGGCATCCTTCTCCTCGTTGAGAAAGACGCCCCATGTCGTACAGGCCGAGTAATCAGAACGCTCCGTCTTGAGGAACGCCGTGTCCCAGCTTTGAATTACAAACTCACATGACGGCGGGTGCTTGCCCTTCCACTCCTGCCACCACTCGCGCTTGACCAGCGCCCCCTCTTCCGAGGTCGGGTCCTGTTGATACTGGGCCGACCACTTCGATAGGGGCAACTCAGAACGCAGGGCCTCCAACTCGGTGATGCCCCAGTATTCCGGCCATAGCGGATTACCGGATGGCATGATCGCCGGAAGCTCAATAATCTCCCACTCGTCCGATCCCGAACGCTTAACAGAGTTATCTATAATCTTCCCGGTCAGGTCACGCTTGCTCCAGCGTGTCATCACCACGATGATCGCGCCACCGGGCTGTAGCCGTTGTCTCGGGCCGGAGGTGTACCATTCATAGACCCGGTCGAAAACCTCCGGGTGGTACTGCCCCTGTGCCGCATCCTGTTCCGAATGCGGATCATCAATGATCAGTATATCGGCACCCTTACCGGTTACCGCTCCGCCAACGCCGATGGCGAAATACTCACCACCCTTGTTGGTGTTCCAGCGTCCCGCTGCTTTGCTGTCCGACTGGAGTTTCGATTCAGGGAATATATCCTTGAACCCCGGATCGTTGAAAAGGTTACGCACCTTTCTACCGAACCCGACCGCCAGTTCAGCGGTGTGCGCCGTCTGGATAACCTTCTTGTCGGGAGACTTCCCGAGGAACCAGGCGGGCAACAGGTAGGAAGCAAACTCGGACTTCGTGTGCCTTGGCGGCATGTTGACGATCAGCCGCTTAAGGTCTCCCCGAGAAACCCGTTCAAACGCTTCGGCCATTGTCTTGTGGTGCTTACCTTCGATAAAGGCGGGCCACACAGCTTTGACAAAAGCCAGGAAGTCAGTCTGGCTTGCTTCCCTTTTCTTTGCCGTCTCGTAGTTCTCCATCAACTCCAGAAGCTCGCACTGCTCGTGGTACGGCAGTTGATCTATCTGGCTCTGAATGGTGGCGAGACTTTGGATCATGTTGGCTTCATACTCTTGCTCCACACTTCATACGAACACCTCTGCGAATGAGGCTGCTCCCACATCGCCACCGCCAGAGCGCGATCAGGGGAACCCCCTTTCTGCAAGTAATCCTCACGCCAGTCCATGTTGGCAAAGCGCCCCGGCCTGTGACGCTCAAACTGTTCGCGCCCCTTCTTACAGGCCCACAGTCTTTCAGGGCAGACCAGAGCCATCTTCTCGACGCCGATGGAAAAGGCGTGATCAATGAACGGGCGTATGTGCTTGAACGGCGGGTTGGTCACCAGCGTCGGAGCCAGTGTGCGCCGGTAGTCAAAAAAATCCTTACCCATGGAAATGTCCGAAGATATCACCGAACAGCCCATACTGCGCATGGTGTCCGAAAACCTGCCATCACCGGCACACGGTTCCCATACCATCATATCCGGCAACACCCATCTTCGCACCAACTCCTGTACGATGCTGACGGGCGTCGGATAGTTGTCATGCATCTTTCTCATCTGGTCCCCTCAAAAAACCGGCCCCGCCGAAAAGGACTAAATCGACGGGACCGACAGGTTAATAAGGGAGGATCTCAAATGAAACAGTCGGCCTCTGGCAAGACACGCCGAAGGGCAACCGTACCATATTTACCCCCCTTGACTATTATTTGTCAACTGGTTGTGTAAGTCTTTCCCCAGCTTGGCATAGCCACTGATGTCATTCCAGTGATCGTCATGGTACGAGCCACAACAAATACGCGCCACCTTATGCAGGATATTCACCACTGCAAACTCATGTGGTTCGATAACCTGTGTGGACTTGTGGCGCAGAACCGCAGCTATGAGATCCCCGGCCAGAGCAAAGGTGTCCTTGGCATCGCCGTGGGTCTTAGCACGCTCCGTCAGGAGCGTCTCAACATTATCATCCATCAATGAAGCATCCCACTATCCTTGACTACTAGCGCCTGATCATCTCCTGTACTGACAACGCAAACCTTTCCACTGCTAAATCCCACAAACAACCCCCAGTTGCTGGTCGCGGGATTGCGGTGAAGAAAGAATGTATGGGCATGGTCATTAACGCCCCACCAGATAGGCTCCATGCCATGCTTAACCCGAACCTGATTCAACAAGTCCTTATGTAAATCACACTTCAAGGAAATATAATGGGCACCCTTGACCAGCTTACTAGCATCTAGCGGCCCCTTAGGTACCATTGGTACCATAGGTACCTGTCTTGGTACAAGTTCTAATCTGGTACCGGTACCTTTATTGGTACCCGTACCATTATTAGATAATACAATACTTGGTACTAATACTGTACCTAGTACCAGAATGGATAGAAATAATTTATGCATTGGACCCTCCTTGGATGGTACCTGTTTGAAAATAGGGGGACCATTACGATCCTCCTCCCATCCTGAATTTAGCAAAAGGGGTAGGGGGTGTCAACTCTTAAAGGAGTCGGAAAGAAGAACATGGGGCTACTCCTGCACAACTGGGCAACAGAATAAACCTAGGAACGAACATAAAAAAGGATGATCTAAGAAGAACGAAAGTATCAAAGGGGGGTAATTGTTTGAGGGGATTAGCCTGTGGTGGTGGTGGGGTGCCGCTGTCGGCTCAGGGGGGGGCGGGGTAGGGCCTAAGCGCCGGGGCTGGCGCAGAAAAGGGGGCACCCTCGTGCCGGGGCAGAACGGGGCACCAGTGCCGGGACCGGGGCAGCGCCGGGCAGGGCAGGCGGCAGGCGCGCAGTGACCGCAGCGCACCTAGCTGGGAGGCGTGCACAGCAAATAGGAGAGGGGTATGGGTTATTCTGGATCAGTCCCAGTCAACAAGCGGGACAAGCGCTGTTCCAGTTCCGCCTTGATTGCGCCGGCATCGCGCGGCGCGTCATGTTGCACCCGGTCTTGGAACACTGACCCGCCCTGATCGGCAAGCTTTCCTAATAGCTCAAGACTGCGCACCCTTGATGCGGAGTTGGTATCGGCACCTTTGCCCAGCGCCTCCACCTCTAGCTGACTTATGATAAATTCCAGACGAGAGTGCGCGGAGCGCAGCGAATTGGCATCAGACTGGGCCTCAAGCGCTTGTCGCCTATGCCTGACCTTATCCTGAGCGGCAAGCAAACTTGCTTTAGTCCATATGGTTTGCGGGTTCATGTTCTCAGTTCGGTAACACTGGCGGTAAGCGTCGCTTAGCGACATGGGTTTCCCATCCTCGTCAGTGCTAACAAGTGCCCGCACAAAGCATGATTGCTTAGCGGTCAGTTTAGTATCCCTCTGTTGTACCAGCGAACCATCCACTAGTACTAAGTGCGGTTTCTTTTCAGTCATACCAATACCCTTTCATATATGCTGTTCCCTCATAACATGATGCGCCGCATGGCGAAAAGGGTTTTCGCTAATATCGTCGGCGCTGTTCATGAGGAACCCTCCACAACAGGTGCGCTTTTGCGGGGCCTAGCAACCAAAACGCCCGATTGCTGAGGAACACCACAGACCAAGCACGGCAGCGACTTATCCCCAAATTTATTTGCTTATCTGTGGATAACTCTATTGACAGGCCTAGGAGCCGTTTTAAGCCTCATACAGCATGATTAGGGGTTCTCTGGCACCTTACCCTATAAAACTTCGACTCGCGCATATTGGGATTCGGCCTTTATTATCAATGACTTACAGCCCCATAAAGACCACACTTCCTATGCGGGAACTTAACCTATTGAAAACATTAAACAAATTAATTTGCCCCAAATCTGTAAGATTTCGGCAGCTAACACGTTACATATGAATAGAACCTGACGTGACCTGATCATACTAAGGCCTATTTAATGTGGTCTTATTCTGAACAAAGGGGTTGCAAAGGTGATCGGTTTGTGATCTAAGTCTTTTTGCGGCCAGCGACAGCCGTGGGAAATTTTTGGAGGTGCCAGTTTAAGTGTGAAAATCGAGCCTAACTAGCTCATCAATGTTCATGAATGATGGCTCTGAACCGGTAACGAGAGGCGCAATCGCCCAAGCCTAAAGCCCGATAGCCTACATAGAACATCCCCTACGGAGGGAAAGAATATCCGGCCAACGTACACAATGTCTGCCCCTACCGCTGGGGCACTGACGAGGCTCAGCAGAGCCGAAACATTTTAGGAGACTCTCTATCATGGAAAACATCATAAGCATGAGCAATTTGCCCGCCACCATCCGCGCGGCAATGGACATTCAAACGTCGCGCGTTGACGGCTATCCCCTTTTAATCTTGGGACCAGTTGGCGTCGGCAAATCTCAAGTACCGGTTCAAGTCGCGCAGGAAGAGGGATGGGAGGTCATTACCGTAAACCTATGCAACTACCAGCCCAGTGAAGTAACCGGCTGGGTCACCCAAGTCGGCGACGTTATGTCGCAGTTGCTGCCAGATTGGGCGCAACGGGTTTTCGACGCTGCCAAGGCTGGCAAGAAAACGATCATCATATTTGAGGAATTCCCTCAGTGCGATATCGACGTGCAAAAAGCGGCGGCGCAAGTCAACTGGGACCGCCGGGTTGCCGGGCACCGATTGCCTGAGGATTGCCTGATAATTGCCAACGGTAACAGGAAAGCCGACAAGGCGGCAGTCAAGTCGATACCAGAACATCAGGTTTCGCGGTTTACCATCTTAACGCTGGAAGCAGAACTTGACCCGACGCTGGAACACTTCGCCAAGATCGGCGTGGTGCCCGAAGTCACCACCTATTTGACCCAGTTCCCAGACGGACTCCACCGGCACGTTGCCGATGGAACACCGTTTCCCTGCCCGCGCACGTGGGTTGCGGTATCCGATGTAGTCAAGGGTGGGTTTCCCAAGGCTGTCGAAACACCATTGATTGCTGGTGCGATTGGCGTTGGCGAACAGGCAAAATTTACTGGGTTCTTAAGAATCTGGCGTGATCTAGTCGCACCATCCAAGGTGTTCGCTGATCCAACTGGCGCGCCGGTACCAGAGGCTGCCGACGTTCGCTACGCCATGGTGGGTAGTTTAGTTGCTGCCGCTTCCAGCAAGACCGCGAAGGCGCTGGCGACGTACATCAAACGACTGCCAGCCGAATACCATTCGGTTGCTGCCGCTGCCATCAAGCGGCGCAACGATACGGCGTCTGACCCGTCGAAGAAAATATCGGCCAAGGAATTTACCGATATTCTTATTGAAACCGCACAACTGTTAAATGAGGAAGGATGATCATGACTGACCTTTTGCAAGCGAACGCCATGTTGGTGGCGTTGAACATTTCATGCGCCGGATTCACCCGCAAAGACCCGAAGGTGACGGCGCAAGTTAACCGTGACCATGCCGCCACCGCCAACGCTGGCAAGTACGATAAGAACCTGTTGGACCCTCGCATGGTGGAAGGTCCCCAACGCGCTGCTCGTGCGGCGCGTGGAGACCATGAGCGCTTGACCCTCCCATGGGACAAGGCTTATCGCCTGTTGCCTGTCGAATTATTCGACAAGTACGTGGAGACCATGGCCGAACATAAGGTGCGGTTTGATGAAACCGTGACCGATCTTGCGGACAAACTTCCAGCCTTGATTGAACAGCGCCGCCAACAGTTGAACGGCATGTTCAACGAGGCGGATTATGATCAGTATCGCGACCTTGAATCGCTCTATGATTTCAAGCGCAGCGTGCGTGACGTGCCGACTGGCGCAAATTTCTATGCGCAAATCGTTGACGACCAAGCGGCAACAATCCGGGCTGAGATTGATAAAGAAAACGCCGACTTGTTACGGAACGCCACCGAACATACGTTCCAAAAATTGCACGCAGTGATTTGTAAAATTGCCTACCGCCTTGATGGTTACGAGGCGGTGGAAGTGCGCAAGGCTGGCGGCAAGAAAAAGATTGAGACCACCCGCCATGGCAAGCCTACTAAGATTTATGACAGCATGATCGGCAATCTTGCTGACTTGGTGGAAATCTTGCCAGCCTTGAACGTGTCTGGCGACGCGCAGCTAGCTGCCCTCGTTGACGAGATTCGTGATAGCGAGTTGCTTAAGTATAACGCTGACGATTTCAGAGACCCGGCCAATAAGGCTGTTGTCGAAACTGTACAAACTCAAGCCGACGATATCTCTGAGCGTCTGGCTGGTTTTTTTGGAGGTGAACAATGAGCGGTTTAGTTGCACAATTAAAGGATGGGATTGTTATCCCATCCGATGCCGTACTCAAGCACGTAGCACGTGCCAAGATCCGGCTGCAAATGTCCGATCCTTTCACTGCCGCCATGCTGATTCAAATGCCGGTGGTATACACTGACACGCTGCCGACGATGGCAACCGATGGGACGGCGCTCTATATAAACCCAGACTTTGCACTGACCTTATCGGGCGCAGAAATCCAAGGGGTTTTCACGCACGAGGTAATGCACAAAATTTTCTTCCATCACTTGCGCCGTGGCACGCGCTGCCCTGACGTTTGGAATGTCGCGGGCGACGTGATCATTAACGACTTGCTCCGCAAAGATGGCAAGACTTTGCCAGCTAGCGCGCTCGATTGGCAAGCCGTTGGTGAACTGAAACGGGACCGCTCAGAATATTCGACCGAAATCTTGGCCGATGAGTTGGTACAGCAAGATCCTCCGCAACCCGGCGACGGTGGCGAAGGCGACGATCAAGACCAAGACCAAGACCAAGACCAAGACCAAGGTCAAGACCAAGGTCAAGACCAAGGTCAAGACCAAGGTCAAGGTCAAGACCCGTTCGCTGACGGTGGCGGCACCGGTATCGTTATCGACGCTGAGAACGATAGCGGCGAAGCGCTGGACGCTGCACAGATTTCAGAACAGGAACGCGAAATTGCTGCCGATGTTCAGAACGCTGCACAGATTGCCAAGGCGCAAGGCAAGTTGCCCGCACGTCTGGCAGAATACGTGGACGACTTGCGCGACGCCAAGATTGACTGGACAGAACAATTCGCCCGGTTCTTAGGGAAGGGTTCTGACCATCGTTACGACTGGAATCGTGCCGACAAGAAACTACAGCAGCGCGGTCTTATCGGTCCGCGCCGTGTCCGCGAAGGCGTTGGTCATATCGTCATCGCTGTCGATACCAGCGCCAGCGTATCACAAGAAGAATACAAGGCGCTCATGGCCGAAGCCAAATCGGTTTGCTTGGACGTTGATGCCGAACAGGTCACGGTTATCTATTGCGATACGCGCATCGCTCACGTCGATACCTATGATGACCCGGCCAGCATTGAAGAAAAAGACCTTGGCCGATATGGCGGAGGCGGCACTGACTTCCAGCCTCCATTCGACTACGTGTACGAAAACGATCTCGACGTTGACTCGTTCGTATACCTGACCGACTTGGAATGTAGCATGCCGGACGAGCCAGATTATCCCGTGCTCTGGGTTTCCACCACCAGTGCCGTTGCTGACTTCGGCACCACCATTCACCTTAATTAATAGGAGCGGAGGGCGAAGGCCCTCCGATAACTACCATGGATTATCAAGCTTATGAACGCGCAAAGACTGGACTGAAGTCCACCGTTGCTTTTATTAAGAGCCACCAGAAACTAGGCCCGCACGTTTTCGGAGTCGATGCCGATGGCGACGGGCCATTTGATATGGAGAACGACCTGCGAAGGTACATGTTAGGTAATCGGCTAGAGACTCTAACTGCCGACTTCGATCTTGAACCCTTCGCCGCAGTGCTGTTCAAATACTGGAACGAAGTGCGGGATTATCGCCAGCTATCACGCCGGAAAAACGATTGGCTTGCCGATACTTTCCTTGGCCGGTGGGAGTCCAAGCTTAGGGTGGAGGCGCGCACGCTAGGTCATTGGCGTGACAAGATCACGGTGACATTGCAGTTCGGCGAGTCGCATTTGCGCACCACCGAAGAGTCCGAAATAAACTGGCACGGGGCTGGAACCTTGGGACCGATTCCCTTTTCGGTCACAAAAGAGGGTTGGTCCGGCCAGTTCAAATTGCACATCGCAATCGGCGGCAACTATTTCACCAAGGTCAAGGCCTTGTTTGAAGGTGAACCGTTGATCGAAAGAGTCTCGACTCGGAGTGATGGTTCGCACGCTTACCAGTATCTGGTAGCGCAGCTTGACGAAACCGTGACCGAAACTAACGGCGAACCCATGGCACATGGCATCAGAGCCATAAAGTTCCACGGGTTTGAAACCTATGGCCGCAGTGGTGACCGCAAGATTGAGCCGGTCACGCGCTGGCTTGCGCTGGCCGACAAGACCGTGACTGAAGATACGATCATTGGCACCGCAACGACTGCCGCAAAGGCCTATGCCTTGGTCAAGTCGCGCATCGCACGTGACATGATGGCGCGGCTATGAGC